GTAACATCTTCTAGCGAAAGACCAAGTTTCCTAGCAGTATTGACAATTAGGTTAATGCCTGCCGAAGTTCTCCTGGCCTCAGACCCAAGCTTTTGGAAGGCTTTTGCTGTGGTTCCCAGTTCCGACATTGCCTTTGAAAGACCTGAAATGTCACGCGTAAGACCCTTGGTTGCGTTACTTGTGTCTACGAAAATACGACCGCCACTGGCAAAGAATGAAAGCCTACGAGCTTGGGTGTCTAGTTTGACGATTTGCTGAACGGCAGATTTTAGCGCACCGATAGTAGCGAAAATAGCGGCTGCTGGAGCAGTCCATGCCATTAGTCTCTTGGCAGCAAATTGAACCTGTCTACCAAACTGGAACGCATTGGAGGTTCCTTGCTTGATAGCCTTGTTCAAATTGACTTGATTTTTGGTTACCCTATCAATCAGCCTAGAGCTTTGCCCCATGAATATCCTGTTGATATCCATTTGGGCTCTTTTGACCGATGCGGGGGAGATACCAACATCAAATAGTATCTTAGCCATTTGTTAATTCTCCTACGAAGAAAGACCATGTGCGCAGTTAATTATCTGAGCAACATGGCCTTTAGTTTAGTCCGTTTGAGAGGATTTAGTCTTTGGGTGCAGCCTTCTTTTTCTTTTTCTTAGCCTTTTTTGGCTTTACTTCTTGTTCTTGTTCGTCAGCCTTGGTTTCTTTTGCTTCTTCCGCTTCTAGTTTCTCTTGCTCTTCTTTGGCCATTCTCTCTGAATAGTCTGTCAACCACCTGTTTTCAGAGTAGATTTGGCTAAGGTCGCTTGGAAGCTCCTCACCCATAGTAACCTCTAGGGATGCAATTACCGTCTCCATGTAGGAGTCCCTAGCGGCCTGTTCTTCGCCTCGACTTTTGAATTCCTCTACACTCTTATATACACGAGAACCGGCAGCCTTATGGTAGATACATTGAGTAACTAGGAACTGATTGCGCTCCTCACCACTAATAGACTCACATGTGTTTTCGGCAATCGAAACCACTGGTTCATTGTGATTCATGAGTTCTGTTCTAAGCACTACAAGCTCTTCACACAAAGCCTTGGCTTCCTCATCCTCAAGTTCACCATCCTTGAGCTTCGCTTCTAGTTTAGCAATCTGAAGCTGGAACATTGCGGCTTCGCGTTCCTTATCGTCATCCCAAATGCCACGCTCACGTAGAATCTTCTCTACTTCTGAGGTAGTAAGGATACCGTCCCTAAAGCATTTCGAGAATGTCTTTTTGAAAACCAACTCTGCCTTGTTAAGTGCGCCTTGACTTGGTGGACGAAACTCCAAAACCATGTCATTTCCGTCCTCGCCTTTTGTCGTGAAAACCCTAATCCTCATCCTATCCTCCGTTATTCTGGTGGTGGGATAATCTTGAAATCAATGTGATAGTTCAAGAACTCAATGTTATACTGATTATCCAACTCAGATTCCATGTTCCGAATTTGGTCATTGCCAATATTCAATATTTTAGACCTTAGCTTCTTAAAGGTCTCATCTTCAAGTAGACCGTCAGCCCTCTCTTTATCAAGGGCGTCAAGAATCCCCACATAAATGCGCTTCATCTTGTGACGGACGCTAGCCTTCAACTTCTTTTTTGACTTATCAGACCAATTGTCTGTTTTTTTGTCAACGTGTTTGCCAAGCCTCATCAGATTGTCCCTCCTGGGAACTGCTTGAATGCGCTCCGTCCACCCTGTCGCCCACCTCGTCCACTACGGCTCTTCTTATCCAGCACTGCGTCGGTAGAACCGATTATTCTTCGCGCATTTCTATTTTGACGATTGCGCAAATCCTTTTCGTTCAATACCTTGTTATTCTGGATTCTATCAAGTTCTTTAGATTTGAACTTACGAGAAAGAGATGAGTTTAGCTCATCAACATCGGCTGCGTCGGGTGCGTTCGGGTTAATGTCTGGATTGGTAACAATAAAAACTTCGCCATGTCTTCCAACGTCATGTGACACCTTAATGCCACGACCAACGTCTTCTTTAGTGTCAGAAGACTTGAATACATTCTTCTTACGTTGCTTGTCTTGTGCCTCAAACCAGGCGTCTAGTTTAGCATCGTTTTCAATAACTTCATCTGGAGGAGGCTCTGGCGCTTCATATACTGAATCATATACCTGACTCCAGTATAGTAGATTTTGCTGGTTATTGTCAAATTCAATTATTGGTTTTCCAAATAAATTATCCACGTTACTTTTCGCACCATTCCATCTAAATCGCCAAGAAGAACTTCTAGCAACTTCTCTCGTTTCACCCAAAGATACAACGTCGTCTTTTGCTAGTGCGACAATTAGTTCACCAATGAAAGTTACATCTGTTTCATCCAAGAAGTCATCCCAGGTTTTCCATAACCTCTTATCGTTCTCATCATACGATAAGCAGTAGGCCAGTGCAAGACTTCTAGCTTCTTCTGCATATACTTCTGCTGAAACGGCAAACATAGACCGCTTCTTTTGCTCTAGTTGTTGTAATGCTCTGTTTTGAGCCTCTATAACCTTGACTGTTCGTTTGAATATCCTGGAGTTTTTCTTTACGTCGTGTATTTCTTTCTTTAACTCTTTAATTCGTTCTTTGGCTCGCTTGATAGCATCGTCCTCATGTGGACCCCAAAGAATGCGCTCATTCAAAATGCGCTTAAGCTCGAAGCGAGTTAAAATACCAGTAGATACAGCTTCCTTGTATGCCCTATCATAAATGAAGGACACGAAGCCTTTTTGTCTGCTATTAAGGGATTTGAGTATGACAATCTGTTCCTTGCCACGTCCATTTTGAACGTAATGATACCTTGCTCCCCATGTGATTTTAGCAATCCTATCCTCAATCTCCTCTGGAGACACACCAACCCCCTATAGGGTTAAGGGGCGAGCAAAGCTCACCCCGGACCTTTCCTTAGCCAAATCTTACTGGAACACCTCGTGCGTGATTGTCAAATCGTTGAAGGTGCTGTAGTTGTAAGTCGCACTCATGTTATCGCCACCGGCTTCTCCACCAGTTAGGTCGATAGACTGCAAGCGACTCTTCGTTCCAAGGTTAATCCTCAAGCCTTCACATAGCTTGATGATAATTTCCTGGTCGCTGGTGTTCTCGGCTACAACGCAGTTCTCTGCTTCGTAGGAGATGGCATCGACCAAATCACCCTGAGAAGTAATTGCTTCGATGGAACAAGTAACCTCTACTGGATAGGAAACATACTTGAAGAACGGACGCTTGGAGCCAAGCTCGAAGATGTCCTCACGTCCAAGGTCACAGGAAATCGTGATGCCCTGGAGATGCTCAGTAATGTTCGCTAGTGTTCCTGAAGAACTAACACCAGGAATTTCGGTTGGCAGACGAGACTGGATAAGGTCGAAACCTTCGCGCCTCTCAACACCAGAACCGACAACTGTAGCGCTCTCGCCACCAGTAGTCGTGAATGGAATAATTCCACCAGGGAAAGGAGCATAAACGCCACTTGGGTAACCTAGCTGCGTCTGGGTGCTTCCTTGGTCATCAAGTCCGCTTCCACGAGCAAGCGAAATTGGTAGTGGGTCTCCACCCTCGAAGTTGGACCAAATCTTGTCGTTACCTACTAGGGTCGCAGACTCGGTAAAGTTTCCATCTACTGGGAAAGAGTAGTTGATGGAACTTAGATACATACCGGAACCGTATGCCATGGATAGTGGAGTTCCTACAGCATTCGTCTGAGTGTCTGCATAGATAGGAACGGCAATATCTGCTCTATAGCTGGCAGTTCTTCCGATAAGTGTTTGTGTTCCGCGAGGGCCAGTAGTCATAAACCAGAGAGGCTTGGTTCCATCAAGAACCTTCTCAATGGTAAACTCAATCTCTGGCTCAAGCTCTACATACTCATATAGCTGGATTTGACCAAGCTGGAAAACTTGCTCGAAGTTGAATGTTGTTGTCATTCCGACTGACTGAACACCGCGTGGGATATCCCAGCGACCGGAAGGAGCAACGTCAACTCCTGCGATAATTGGAACTACTTCATTAGTAGGTGTAGTCCCATTCTCTTTAATTGCTACGCTGTGAATAGCATAGAATACTCTGTTGTTAGGCATTTTCTACTCCCTCCGAATTAGGACTGCTGATGTCTAAAACCACTGGCTACTTGATTATACACCAAACACCTAAAAGTTCGGGTATACTCTAGCGTTAAAGTTGATTCTGCTACGTTCCACTTCGAACAGTGGCACATCTTTCGTTGGTCCAGTCTGGTCTAGATAAATACGCCTCCAAAAATATGGACCATTGACATCAGCCAAGGTTGAATAGCTTGTAAAGCTCGGGTTGCGCTCCCCTCTACTTAAGAGCGGATATTGAGCCGTATTGAAATTGATTCCAAGAAGCACTTGTCTTTGTTCATCCGCAAGAATGTCTTCAATCATATCCCTTTGGAAATCATCGCGTGCCCATACATGGAATACACCGAAATAATCAGCCACGAGAGACCTCCAGCCAAGTTCGTATCCACTTGACTGTCTAGACAGAATATCAATGAATACAGCGGGAAGTGTTCTAGAATCAGATGTTGGATAACTCTCTACTCCCGTTTGTGCTGGATTATCTTTCATGGATGTTTCAATTTGCAAAGGCATATTTTCGTTATTGAACACATTTGCAAAATCAACTGTAACTTCCTTGAATGAATAGTCTGCTTGAATTACCGGGCTTCCAGCGAGTGGACTGTCGAAAATTACCCTTCCATTTGGATAATCAATTATGTGTGCATATGTTCCGGTGGTTTCTGTTGTCTGATGAAAGGTCCCATCTACTATAACACCAGATACTACAATTGGGGCAGAAATTACCCCAACTTCAATCGGAATAATTCCGCTCTCATAGACCCAATTCTTGTATGGGCTCTGGAACACAGTTCCATCTACTGGAAACGTTGGGTCATTTGATGGTCGCAGGCGACTTATATCATTACCATACACATCGGTCGCACCGGACGCAATCGTGGTAAATAGCCCATGCCTGAGAAATAGGTCGTTAAGCCACAATTCTAGGTTTGACTTCAATAGTGCTTTCTTTCCCATTGTAGCCATTACATTCTTCTCCTAGGTGTTAGAATTTTAGCACCACGAGACTTAATTGCTCTGGCAGCATCAACTCTGACATCATCCATCGTATCTAGCAGTATAAACAGCCTCGGTAGAAACATCCATAGACCGCCAGAAATCATTATGCCTCTACCAGTTCTCGATGTTTTCGGAATAGGTAGATGCCTACTAAACCTAGCACCAACAATGGTTTTACCGTCGATAAACCACTCCATCCATGGAATGTTAGGAAAAGCCGTATCTGAAACTTCAACATTGCATTCGGGTGCATCAAACCATATATCTGTATTTAGATTTATTTCAACAGTTCCATTTCCTCCTATGCCACCGATAACCTTCACCGTCATAACCTTAGAAGGATGTTTTGGAGACAACAACTTCCATGCACCCTGAGTTTTGTCTGTCCTAAGCGCCCCTCCAGTTCCAATACCCAGTTGAGCAGCCTCATCGTCAGAAGGAATGAATCTCTCCTTGTTTTCAGTAATGGTCCGCTCAACAGCATCCTCGACTAGTGGCTTTAGGTTTGCAAAGTTGTCCTTGAACTCTCTACGTATGAACTGGCCGAAAAGGTTCTTGGCCTTCTCTAAGCTACCTCTCACGATTTTGAATTCAATTAGTTCTTTGGCCATTACTTATCCATTTTCTTCCATGTGGCAACCACGTATAGAACTGTTCCGGCAAATCCTGTCTTTTCTAGGTCCCCATGTAGTTTGTATTCCTCTCCATCTATCGTGGCCCCAAGGCACTTTTGTAGATGAGTGTATGCGATAAGAGCCATCTTTGTTCTAACTACTCTTTGTGATATTCTTCCTGCTGGAGTATCTTGTCCACCACTATCGGCACTCTCAAGTGGCATATCTATATGTCTGATGTTTGCCTTATATGTAGTGTAGCGATGTTCGAGTAGGTATCCTTCGCCCTTACATGTGCTACAAATGCCACCAGTGGCACTTATGAATTTCTTATAGGCAGAGTTGAATCTGCACGAACCAGGACATTGCGACTTTTCTGGAGGAAGATGTATAATCACATCGCGGCCTCCCTGCAACATTGTGTCCATTGAAATTTTGAACTTAGCAATCAGGCTTGGAATTAGCGTGCTGCTTGAGTCCGGATGGAAATATTCGCTATTTGCTACTTCACCCATGACAACTCCTAGTAGATAAGTCTTCCAGAGGTATTCGCCATACAATAAAGTTTCACTGCCTCAGTCAGTTCGGCACATGGACTGTATGTGCTATCAAAGAATGTGCCACGGCCAATTGTCTGGCCGCGAGTGTCGAGCTTCTGTTCTCCATCGACCGCAAGGAGCCCAGCAGTGCCGTCTGTTAATTCCTGCTGGAATTCTCTAGAGGCTATCATGCACTCGGCCTGAAGGAGCACCATGTCCTCAAGGTCGTCATTGTCAGGGGTTACTACGCCGCTTGCGCTGACTGAAAGCTGGTCGCTCGTTCCAGTCAAATGGAGACGACGGTTAATTCGTCTCCCTGCTTTTTGTAGTATGGAAATTAGTGTGGCATCTGTGAAGCGCGCTGCCATGATTCCTCCTAAGTGTAAGTTCTATGAAATTATACACTCACCAACGGGGCAGTGGTCAAAATAGGCAACACGCCTGATACTAAAAATTCATTCCAAAGTGAGGAGCATTTTCTGCCGCTGCCTCTGCACCACGAGCATAGTAAATGAACAACCTTGGGTCTCTTGATGGATTGGCTGCTGCCGTTGCATTGATTTGGAATGCTCTATCAGTCGTAGCTTCATCTTCTGCCGTAAGTGCTACACTCCAATATGTAAGACCGCTGGCTATGTGATTGTGTAGGTCGTCTATTGCATTGGCATTTAGATATTCTGGAGAGACGTTTAGTATCATTTGCTGAGAAGAATATCTTTTATATTCACGACCAGTAGCCAAATCTGGGAATACTCTAGCAACCGGGTCTCCAGAGGGTTCAGACCAGCATCCACCAATTCTGTTCCACCAGCGGCCACTCCAAACACTAACACAGTATGGCTCGAATAGAATTTTATCAATAACTGCATCAGAATGTATTGCTCTAATATCAAAAATACATGCAGCACGATAAAGTGTGCCACCAGAATCTCTACCAATATACTCGGTATCATCAGCATCCCATCTGGTAGTGCTGTCACAACTTGTTGTGTGAACTCCAGTAATTACTGCACGATGGTCAAGGACTTCTACCCATGGACCATCAATATAGTCGTCGGTCGTATTGACTTGTAGCGTAAGGTCTTCAGCCTTGTGCAAAGCTGCATTGTTGCCTGTTATTACAATTTCAAGGCGGTCGGTTTCATCATCTACAAGAACACCCCATGTGGTGCTTGCACCAGTTGTTGCAAGTTTCAAGCCAGTTCCAGTAAATGCACTTTCTGTTTGCTGATGTGCTGGGTGTGCATCTGCATTATCATTTGCTTCATTTTGACGACCAAAATGTCCTGCATAAAACACATTGGAATCATCCAATATATTCAATAGGCCATATGTAACATCACCACCCGCCACTGTAACATCTATTTGATGACGGTAGTTTCCTACTGGCCATTCAACACCAGGGAGACCTGACATAGAAGTGCTACAAAGTATAACACCACCCGTGCTAAGTGGCATTTCTGCGCCCATGTCTCTTTCTGTAATAGAGTCTGCATGCAAAGTTATAATTCCAGTATATACTCCGGTATGTGGAGTTTCTCCAGCAGCAAAATATCCCATCCTACTATACATTGTCATTGTTCCACTAGGAATAGAATATCTGCCCTTCGACCTTTGTGATGGCAAGGCTCCATTTGGATTGACTTCTGTTATATCAAGATGTTCGGTCCACATCCTCCATCCTGTGGATTCTTGAAGCTCATTGTGTTTACTAAGGAGTTCCAGGTCCATGTTTTTGCCATGACGAATAAGCTTAATGTCTGGAATGACAAAATCTGCCCAGTCCTTGAACACAGTATTTTGCGGGATACCGTTTATAAGGAGTTTTTGCATAGCCTTTTTCTCGGCATATACAACCCTGAACTGTTTTGTGTTTATTGCTCCACCAAGATTGGGGTCTGGAGCAAGAGGCAGCAGTGTAATTTCGGTAGCCGTTTTACTTCCTGGCGGATTCGTCCGTGGGTCATCCCACCACGTAGTTACTTTACATCCGCCTTCTACTGGTAAATCTTCGACAGCATAGTGGTCACCAGTGAAAATAACACCCTGAACGTTGATTCTATTAACCCAACCGGCATCGTCAGTTGTAACTTCTTCTAGAGATGGGGATACGTCTGGTTTCTCTGGGACATCAGCCCAATCTGCACTATCCAGCGTTTCCCATCCGGACGGAATAGCTCTCGTCCATTGCACCAAAGTCTTCATCTAGCCCCCTGCCTTAAGCAGTATTCTGGAAGTCCAAACTTGCGACTCCGTAGTAGTCCGTTCCGTCATAGTAGAATGACAATATATCAATTGCGCCACTTCCTGTAGTAATCGTTGGAGCAGTTCCGCCAGGGAAAAGCACTTCGGCTGGAGATGCGGTATCCCACGTTGGAGCCGTAAACGTTCCCATCTGAGCAACCTTAAGTAGTAGATTGCATGGACCAGGAGGTGCAGTAAATGCGAATAGGCAATTTTGGTCCAACAGAACCTTTTGTTTTTGCCCCTCATTCCAATCAATAGCACACGTTGCGTGGGCCAATCCGTGGTCATATTCCGCACTAAAGCTAGCAGTTTTCAGCCCACTCATCTTATCATCATCATCCAACAGAACATTGCTTCCCTGGATATTTCTGCCAGATGTAGTATGGTATCTAGGAATTGCGTTATCTAGCGACGATAGCTCCTCGTTACCAACGTTTCCAGTCGAAGACGCAACCGCCTCGTTCTTCCATTTCGGAATCAGGTCTACATTGAATGATAGAATCTGACCTTCGCTTCCTGGCGGAACACTCTGGGCCATACCTTCATCATTGTAGTAATACAAAACTCCGCTAGTTCCTGCGGCAGCTTCTCCACTATGAGTCATACGATATTCCACTCCGTCCCATTAAAAAGCAACGAGTATGCTTGATAATTGTTTATCATCACAATACTACTATTGCCATCTATAGTCTTTCCTGGCGCAAGAATGGTGATGTTGTTTGATTTCGCATCTCCCTTTCCATCTTTGACTAGAATCTCTTGACCGACCTTTGGTGATGCTGGGAGACTTACCGTAATGATTCCTGCAACTGCCTTATTGATAATGACCTTCCTACTACTAGGAGAAAGACTTACCGATGCGCCCGCAGTAACAATTTGCGGGGTGAATATACCATGCTCTATCCACTCAACGTCATCTCCATCATTACTTACGATTTGTCCAGAAGCGCCCATTGGGAAGCGGGTCCACTTTTGGGCCGCAGATGCTCGAACTAGGTCGCCCCTAGTAGGTGGTGTTACTGCAATGGTATCAGGGTGGGTTGCACTCAAAAGTTCGTGCGTAGAGCCACTGCCCAACACACTAGGTGAAGCTGGAGACCAACTAGACCCATCCCAAGCAAGGACGAATCCACTACTTGGGACTTCGGATGATACCGGATTTTGTTGAAGCGCAATTACGATTAGATTATCAAGAACTCCAGATACATCTCCGCGAGCCTCTTCCCACCCAATCTTAGCGACACTACCATTAACGTTTAGCGTTAAAATGCGGCCGCTAGGCGCTGTGCCATACCATGTCATAACCCGCCCTATCTAGGCATATGCCCATTCCGCAATAAAAGCCATTGCAATTACCAAACGAAAAACAGATAGATTATCAGCAGATTAGATAATACTCCACTGGGTTCCGTTATACATTAGGGACAGGGCTGCGAAGTTGTTTCTGATTACAACGGTGCCGTTTCCATCAATGTTGTTTCCATTTCCATCAACAGTGATGTAGTTCGTCTTTGCATTACCATTTGCATCCTTGACTACGTGCATTTCTCCACTTGTTGGAGCAGCAGGCATCGTAATGGTAATTGGGTCGGTGTTCTTCACCGAAACAATATAGTCAGAAACTAGAACGGTATATGCACCAACCGTGTCTGTGTCTCTAATGACCTGTCCACCGTTCAGAACTAGCTTATCATTAGCACCATCTAGAGTCAACATGTCGTTGCCGCCAGCGGTTCCAATCATTGTGTTAGCTGTCTCGGCAGACCAACCAGTGTCCACATCACCAACGAAGGTCATTGATGGAGCGGCTGCTGTGCCTAGAGCAAACGGTGTTACTGCGCCTAGCTGAGTCCACTCAACATCAGAAGCGGCAGCATAGAGAACATAGCCTTCAGTTCCCTTGTCATACTCTTCCCACTTAGGAGTGGAGTTTCCTCTGATAAGACTGCCCTGCGATACAGCAGAAGCAACAGTATCAGGGTGAGTTGCGCTCAATAGGTCGTGAGTGCCACCGCTTCCACCTGAATCAGTAACCGGCGTCCATTGGCCGCCAAGGAATACTAGAAGCTCAGATGTTTGTGGTGGTGTTGGACTAATTGGATAACCCTGGAGGCCAGAAACACTGGTGTCCCCAACGGTTCCTGTTACGTCACCAATTAGCTCACTATAAAATACTAGGTTCTCATCCCCCATTGCATGAAGGATTTCACCACTACTAGCTACGCCAATCCAAGTCATAAATGCCCCCTAGGTTATATCACGTTCCATTCTGTTCCATTGTAGATAAACGTGAATGCTTGGTAATTCTGTGTTATCACAAAAGAGCTTAGGCCATCAATCGTCCCGGCAGATGCCTGGATACTGATGTTGTTAGTAAATGCATCACCTTTAGCATCCTTCACAACTATCATTCTACCAGTATCAGGTGACGATGGCAACGTTACACTCGTTGCGGCCCCTATATTCTTCTTTACCATTATTATGTCATCGCTAGAAATTCCAGCAATGCTTCCAGCACCAGTTACAATTCTGACATTTCGCTTGAAATATCCACCAAGTTCAATTCCACCTGGCGTTACGATGTTACCATTGTCATCAAGCGTAGCCAGACTGTTTTGTATCGCCTCACCTGTCGAGCCATTCCACCTAGCGACTGCATTATCGGTAGACACAATAGGTCCAGCAACCTGCGTTCCGGAAGCAGTTACGGCACTATCATCACCGATGTCAACTCTAAAGTCGGCTAGTAGACTCATACTCGGCGGGCTCCCTGTTAGTCCTGATGGAGTAGAGGTGTCGTCGGCAATGTTTGCTCTTATATCACCTACTAGGCTCATACATCCCGCCTCTACATCTGAATATACACCGTTCGGTAGCTACTCCTAGCTAGTGATTTTTGCTATTACGGCCTTACGTAGCCCTAGCCTTTCTGAAAATGTAGGTTTGCTTCTCCCAACCCTGTAGTCTATACCAAATGCTCGTGCAATTGCAACAAGAACTTCAAAATCAACCAAGTGTATCTTGGATATCCTAAATGATACATCTGGGATGCTAATGCCGAACATTTCTTTTATGATAGACGGAGTATATACAGCATCCTCCAATCTTGCCTTGTTTTTCTTATACAGCGCAAATGGAATGTCTGTTGGGCCGAACCTGCCATAACTGAAGCATTTGCCATAGACTCTGTGACCGTCTATAGTTGAATACCCCATAGGCTCATTTAGGTAAACCAGCATCTTAGTCCTAATAGAAAAAGCAGATACAGAACCCAATCTGCATCTGCCCTCTCATGTTTTGGTCGTCCTTCAGCTTAGAAGGTGCCTAGGATTACTCTACGGTTGTCGAGAACGGCGAAACCGTGCTCCATCCATCCGTAAATTCCAGCCCTTTGCTGACGATGTAGACTGTCATCCTCAAAGGTCTGTAGCTCCTGGCGAATTGGCTGGACGAAGCTGTCGTTGGTGCTTAGGTCAAGACCTACAACGAACTCCTGGTCAGCACTAACTGCCGTCACGGAACGTCCAAGTGTGGTATCTAGATAGGTCTGATACTCCTGACCGACACCATACTCGGTCATGAAGTGAAGCGTGGTTCCATATAGGTTTGCCAAGTTTCTACCAGCACTAGTTAGAATCTCACGACGAGTTACTTCGTCAATCTCGGAAATGTCCCATGCTCTTAGGTCTTCCATGGCCTCCATTGACATATAGAGGTCAGTAAGCATACCAGCCTGGCCGTTTCCACCAGCGTTACGCGTCATGGCAGTTTGCATACGGGAGACAAGCTCCTTAGTAAACTGACCAGCAGCGGCACCAGTATCAGCGACAACAAGACCGCGAGCGTCGGCTGCTGCTAGGAGCGTGTGCCAACCATCCTCGTTAATCTTGCGGACGAATCCCATCTGGTAAACACGGATTGCGCGACCAACCACGTCAAAGCGTGCATCGCGGGCGTAGCGTAGGCTCCAGTCAATTGCGTTAGCAATCTGGAAAGTTGGAACCCATAGCTCGTCGCCTTCGACGTGACGCTCTGGAACCTTGCCCTGCTTAGGCAAAGTAATAGCGGTGAAGTCAAGGTCTTCCGTGCCTGGACGAACAAAGTCAAGTGGATAGTTTGCCTGAGCACCTGGTGCTAGAACTTCACGACGGAAGATTCCACCTAGGTTGTCCTCATCAAAAATACCCTGACGGAGTGGCTCACTTAGCGCTGCGGCAAGTGCCTTTTGCGCGGCCATAGCCACTTGGACATTATCAGAAGCAGTAGCTCTAAGTAGGGCAATCTGTTCTGGAGTTAGCTTAATCAATGCACTCATAGTCTTCTCCTCCTTACCCTTCTTATAGGTCGATGTGGACTAGTGCGTAGCCATTGGCATTTGCAACTGTCCTAAAGTAACCAACTTGAGGAGAGTTCTTGCCGCTGGCACCGTCTAGAAGCAAGTTTGCGGAAATGTATCCACTTGCACCTAGATAAGCTGGCTTACCAGCTACAGGTGTTCCGACTAGAAGATTCGTCTCATAATCGCCCTTCACTCCAATGCCAACTACGCTGCCGACATCAGACACGTTACGGTTCAAAAATTCACCGTGACGGTCATAGTTCATGTTCTCCACGTCGTCGAGAAGAACACCAACTGGATGGATGTTCAAACCTGTTGCAGTTGCAAGGCCAGTTACTTCACCAGCAGCCGTAGTGCCTGCGTTGATGCAAACAATCTTGCCTCTTTCTGCAACCTCGTTCAATGCAAAGTGGACTTCTGTCCAGATTTGCTGTCTTCTTGGTGCTAGAGCCATGTTAATCCTCCTTAGTTGTCTTCACTGCTGACTGGCTTATTAGTCATCAGCATTGTCTTTACTAGGCCAGCATAAGCGTTTTCAAAGTCAATAGGCTCCGGAGTTTCTCCAGCGGATGGAGCTTCCTCAGAAGCAACTACACCTTCAAGAATAGACGCATCAGTTTCACCTTCTCCGTCATCCTCATCACTCTCGTCATCAGTGGCACTTGCCTCTGCTACGACTTCCGGCTTTGCTGGAACTGCTGCAAGTGCAACCGTCTCCTTGTAATCTTCAAGGTATGCTGCAAAAGCCTCATCATCCATATGCTCGGCAGCAGAAAGAATCTTCTGAGCCTTCGCATCAATCATGTCTGAATTCTCGTCAGTGCGTAGTGCGGATAGAACCTTGTCAATCTCAGACAGTCTATCTCTGCTCTTCGCCTCTGCGGCTTGTGCGGCTAGCTTTTCGTTAGCTTCAACTAGCTGCTTCTTAAGCTCATCGGTCTCAGTATTGCTAGCAGTAATTGCTTCAACTAGGACACCGAAAAACTCTTCTGCCTTTGCACTTGCCAACTTCTCGCCTACTCCTGGGAGAACTTCGTCGAGCGCGGCTGCGCCCTTGACAAATGCACTGGTAATATTCTCGACCTGTGCCTGAAGCTCTACCTTTTCAGCAAGGGCAGCATCTTTCTCACTAGCAGTAGACTTAACTTCTGCGCGGAGAGTAACAGCTTCTTCTGTAGCAGCAGTATACTTGTCGAGAGGGACTCCAGCGCCGGTCTCTACATTCTTAGTATCACTCATATTTGAATCCTTCCTAGACTCGTTAATGGCCTGACTTTTACTCCCCAAGTCACCAATAACGTTTTGGGCGATAGCTTTTACTGTCGCCTCGCTGGCTTCTATGGGCGTGTGAGTCACTGATTGAATAACAGATGGTTCGTTTGCTGGTCTCTCTACTATACCTTTTCCACCAAAAACAATGTTTCTCAACACTCTCTTTACGGTAGAACTTCCAAATGAACCGTTTCCTCCGTTAGCTTTTAGGCTGTCGTCCAAAAAGGCTGTTTCTTCATTTCTCGCAATGACCTTGCTACCAACGAGATAATCGTAGTCGCTAAACCATGCTTCCATTGAAACAAAAAGCCTGCCTTCGTCGGCACCCTTCTCTATTCTAGCAGCAACAGTAGGAAACAGAGCCTTCCAAATTACGGATTCATCCACAATATGAAACTGAACTGGAACCTCAAAGTCTGCCGCAGACGCCTTATCTTCAGAAATCACAACGCCGTCGTTATCGGTAACGTATGCATTATACATTACACCAATTGTCTGGTTATCGACGACAACTTTTCCTGGATTTTCTTTTTGTTCATCCTCTGTTAGTTCTCTACCCGTATTATGCTCCCAATCGACTGGCTTCAGTGCTGGTGTTGCGCGAGCTTTCCATGTTTCTTCGGGCAAGAATACATCATCGTTCAAATTCGAACCAGTGCTAACCAAAACAGACTTCATATACAGAAGGTCTGGCTGTGCAACTACCGCCATCCCAGCCACAGCCTTATATGGGACCTGTGGGGATGCGATTACTTTACATGGCACTAGCAATCTGGTTTTGAACTGTTCCATTGTATTCTCCGGACCTTACTGATTTATACACCAAGTCTTATGACTTTCGATAATGACTTCTAAACTCCTCACGCTCATCTTTTGTATAGAAGTGCTTGGCCAGTCTACTATTAAGCATTCTGTCCAAAAATGCATCTGACAGTGTTAATGTTTCTCTGTATTTATATGATGCCGCAGAACCACGATTTTCTCTATTTATATTGCCAATAGATTCCATTCCAAGGAAATCATTTAGCATACTTTGCCAATGCTCCGAATCTTCTAGACGAAGAACCATTGCTTCGACATTTCCTGAGCTTATGATACTACTTCTGTTGACAAAGTCAAACGGAACTCCATATACATCTACGCCAAAGTCTTTCAAGAGGTGCGTATCGAACCAGTTTAGCGCCCAATCAGAATTGTGATACTCTTCCATTACCTCTGTTGGCGAATGTCCTACAAACATCTTCTGATATATCTTCCAGTGATGAAATACACCAGAGATAATACGTTCGATAGGATTGCGAACTACCGTAATTAGTTTAATGCGTGGCTTATTCTCAATTATCCACTTTAGTCTTTCGACCTTAGCTCTAGGTATACTATTTAATGACTTCGGTCTAGTGAGGCCATCTATCATCCCAAGAGTAGATGTGTGTGCATTGTAGAATTTCGCATCACGCATTTGCTCTTCTGTGCGTGGTGTTCCGCCAAAGTGTGGTTGAATAGATGAGACGAGCGTGCTCGAACCCACCTTGCCCATTGTATATAGAATTGTGTAACTATAGGACACTGTCCGGCTTTTCTGGAATTAGGTCGGTTCCGGAATTATCGTCACACTCATCGTGATGATGCCAGCCTAGACCATTCCAGTCGTGGTAATGGCCACCATCAGCCAACGCCATTCCTTCAACATTCCCATGGACGTGTTCACCTTCTGGATTTATAAACGTGTGTCTATGTTCTCCATCAATGGTGTCCTCGATGTGATGTCTATGCTTACCAGTAGGATTTGTTTCATCATGGATATGATAGCCAGGACTGGAAAAATCCTCTTCAGCATTCCACTGCTTCTCTAGAAGGGCCTCTTCTTCTGGAAGTAGGGCTCTAGTATACTTTCTCCTAATCTCAGTATATGCCTTACTTAGAAGTTCTTTTTCTTGCTTGCTTAGTCCCATCGTTCTTCCTCCTGGTCGCCTTCTTGGTTGTCTTGTTCTTACTACCCTTTGGCCTACCCCTCTTCTTTGGGGCTCCTTCTGTGTCTTTTATTACACCAGCAGTAGGATTTTCAAGTGGAGTTTTCGCTACGGCCTTTGGCTTATGAATAAGCTTCTTTATATCGGTAGATGCATTGACTACAGGTTTGCCCTCTGTTGGACTAATCTTTCGTCTTTTGGGCTCACCTGGCTGAAAGTTAAGGCTTCTTGCCATCTTTGGCTTATTCACCCTAAAGTTGTCAATCTTTGCAGGAGGAATAGGCTTTCCGTCCTCATCGACATCAGCAGCCTTTGATAGTGCCTCACGAGCCCTACGTCTCTCGAAATACTTCTTACTCAGGTCCTCATAGATATCTTTGCCTTTAGGCATAATCCTCTCCTTTATACACCCATCCTATAACTCGCAATTGCCGTCGCCATAGCATGTTTTCTTTCAACCAGAGTAGCAGTCTTATTCATTGTGCCACCTGGAATGATTTGTTCGAAACGCTCAAGGATATCTGGATGATATCCACAAGTGTCGCCATCCCTTAATGTATTGATAACAGACGCAGGAGTAACCTCTTCTAGGAGATATGATGCTGCTCCAAACGAAATGTTCTCAATACCAGTCCTGTCCTTCTTTGTGAGGGACTTCTTATACTTCTTGCCCTTTGTTTTCAATACTATCTTAGTGACGATATCATAAACCTTCTCTAGTCTATCTAGTTCGTTAGCCCTAGTTACTTCCCAATCCATTAGCCACGCCATGCCCTTCGGCTTTGTTTCTCGCGGCTTTTGCTTGATGTCGGTCGTTCCGCCTGGCCTACCTCGTGGTGGCCTATTCTTGTTTTCTGGCTTGCCTCTTGGCGATGGCTTGTTTAGCGTAGGCATTCCTTCTTGCTCTTCTTCGTATTGCTCGGATAGAGGCTCGGTAAATGGTCCATGCTTAATTAGCAATTCATCTCTCTCTCTAATCTTCTTCTCGTCGCGCATACGCTCAAGTTCAATCTCAAAGTCCTCGCCAAATGCCTCAAGGACTGCCTCAATCGAGATGATGTTTCTATCCAACAATCCCATAATGAGTTGCTTCTCGGCCTTCTCATCACGAAGTGACATCCTACCGAACTTAATCTTCGGAATGTCTCTGTGGCCCATAATATCGGCAATCGTCTTCAATTGGCTGTTAATCCAGCGAGTTACCGTCTGGCGGCCTTCCTCTAGGCGCTCAAGAAGAGTTCTTACGCCAAGGAATCCTGTGCTAAAGCTAGAACCAGTAGTTCCTCCTAGGAGACTGTCTGGGACGCCCAAGCCACGAAGAATATCTCTATCAACTGCCTCATACTTGGCGACATTAAGAATCCTATCCACTGGAGGATAGTTGCTCTCAATACTAATGGCATCATTCCATACCATGTTCATTGCGGCTGTAGGTGTTCTCAAGAACTCAGCAAAAGCCCTAAAGTGCTCTTCTGGTGGAATAAAGCCATTCTTGAAGTCACCAATCTTGAAGATGGTTACTGCATTGATGACGCTATCCGCTACACTAATATCCATTTGGCGTAGCTTGTTCTTGTATGAGATGTCAGACATTACTGGCCACAACAATGGGTCAGCCCAGTCCTCGTGGTCATCCTTCATATAGTGAAGGGTCCACAGCTTCGCTGGGTCAACATCCACAATTAGCGGATTTTCTCCCTGCTGTGATAGATTCTTGAATTCGGGTGGCAAGTTGATTTCGGTTCTGTCCAAGAAATCTATTTCAGTATTTGAACTGTATTCTCCAGAATCAATATCATTTGCTGTCAGTGGGTCTAGGATGAATACCCACTTTGATTGTCCAAAGTATTTAGAACCACGAAGGTCCATCTGGAACGGGTTGAGCATTGTGTAGCGCCATGGAATTTCCTTATCAGCAGCATTCTTTCCCTTTTCCTCATCTATCTTTTTCTTCTTATCATCTGCCGCAGGGTCATTAACATCACCACGAATCTCAACAAAGCCCTTAAGACTCCTAGTTCCCTTCGCCCTTCTCATCTTGTTATATGTGGCGGTATCAATTTTGCCATATGTTGTATAGATAAATACATTTGCATACTTGTAGTAGTATCTCAAAATGTCCTTTACCCTGCCCTGTAGGTCAACGTGTTCAGCCCATCTCTTGTAGAATTTCTCTACAGCCTTGCTCTTGTGCTTAATCGTAAGACCTTCTGATGCAAAGTTGGCCATCAAGTCAATTACGTTCTTGGCAACACCAAATCCCTTATATGCCTCAACGCATAGGCCCATCTTGTAGTGAGCCATTCTTGCACGTCCACTAAACGCACTCATACTTCCGTGGATTCTAGAAGAACCACCAAAGCCGACCATGCCGCCCATGAATCCGCCGAATTGGCCAAATTCGCTTGCGCCACCAAACATGCCACTAAAGTCACGAGGCATTAGCCACGAATATGGCCATCCATGAATATTCCCAGCATTCATTCCAAAGTTCTGACCAGTATCACCACCAAGGTTAACACCACGCCTTTGGATATCAGCAGCCTGCGCTCTGAATGTATCCACAGTATCCCTATTCGCCTGAATTGCTCCAGCTACGGAACTCTCCAATTGTTTCAGGATAGATGGGCTTAGACCAATAGTATTGATACCAAGTTCGACTTTATTCTCTGACATGTCTCACCTCAACTAGATTGCAACTATGTTACCAATCCTATCATACACCCTAGAGTCTAGAAGCCCAACCTCCAATATTCGGAACTATTTGTCTAGCTCCCATTGCGGTAAAAGACCTAGCGCCATATGAAGACAATAGCATAGCTGAATATCTGTCCTTCCTTTGGTGTGTTTTAAGTGTCCCTTGCTGTGATGCCGGAAGGTCAGGAGTATCGAAGTGCTGAACTCCGGTCTTTGTTGCCGTAACAACAATCATGCACATCTCATTGATTTGCTCATCAATCTCATTCCAGACATCTTCATGTTCGGCTTCAGTCAACCCATCTCTGGAACGATTCGGGAATACAAGCCTGTGGTGCTCAATATCTGCTAGGAGTCCGTAGTTGGCCTCGCCAATCCACGATGGCGTAAAGTTGACCATTTCAAGGATATGGCGCCCTTCATATCTCACAGCCTCGTCATCATCGAAGCGCCAAATCGGGGCCTCTCCTGGTTGTAGCATATTCGGGTCGCACAGAAGGTCTTCAATTGTCGTTCCTCCACCACCGGCATCCATAGCAATGTGAACGATATTGAATCTACTTAGAACCTTCCTTACTCTACGAGTAGCCTCTGGCCACCTCTTGCCGTTCATGGATTCACAATATACATTTCTGTAGGTGCCATCTTTCATCATCTTGACGACACTAATTGCGAAGTTGTCTGTCTTGCGGGCAGGGTCAATTCCCATTACGTAGTTAAATCCAGGCGTCCCTTTTGTTTCAATACAGAACCCAGGCTTTGGCGTAGAGTCGTTAATCGCACTTCGTCTGATAAAGCCATCTGAATCTGTCGGGAAGACACATTCGTATTCCATCTGAAACAACGCCTTTGGCATTGTTAATCTGGCTTGCGCAATTTGCTTCTCATCCATGAATGAACGAGGTAATGCCTGATACGGAATTTGGACTATGGCATAGTCTTTGTAATCTAGCATGCCATCAAAAAACGAATCGTCCTCCTCAATCTCAAGCCTATCTTCAATATCCTTTGCATCACCGACTATCTTGTTATCTATCAGATACTTATGAGCCAAGTAGACCTTATAGAAGTGATTGAACTGAAAGTTGGCGGTGCCACTATAGACAATTTGGTTACCTTGTGTTTGGGTTCTATCCGCAGGCTTCATTCTCCCCTCACGAATTGCTTTCTCTTCTTCGTGAGTTTGTTTTGCCGCTTCAATCGGGTCTGCGGCAACAGCGGCGAAACCTCTAACGACCACCTGGAAGATTTCTGATGGGATTGACGCAAACTCATCAGTTAGAATGTGCGTTGCACGAATACCACGAATTTTCTCACCATTGCCCAGCGGCAGTGCTTGAATTGTTGAATAACCAACAGTCAACTTGCGAGAGTCACTTGGCTTCTCTGGACCCTTCGCACAGGCCGCCCTAAAGATTGGAGAGTAATTGTAAAGCTGCTCAATGTATTCAAATACCAACTTGGACTGCCTGAACGAAGCGGCTACAATCACAATCTTCGACCCAGGCGTGAGCATGGCCCGTAAAACCGCGTAAACTGCTAGCATAAACGTCTTGCCTCCACCACGGGTCATCAGTAGGATGGGAAAGGTCTTGTTCCACAGGGTTTCTAAAATTACGCTCTGGAATGGTGCAAGCTGTAGCGGCTGGCCACGCCACATCAGTAGATGGTAGGCTGCCCATGTTAAGTTGTCGAGACAAATTGATGCAAACTCATCATATGGGTCAGAAAACTTTCCAAGATTCTCATAGAACGGATTGGATAGTTTGATGCCCTTTTCTATCTCATATGTGATTGGTAGTCTGTGTCTGCTCATAGTAACTTGTCTGTATGATACTTAAACATTTTTGACATAAGCCTTCGGACATAGGCCCTAGCCCTGTCTTGTCTACCGGCAAAAATCACATGTAGGTTGTGCTTTGCCTGTAGCGAAATCAGCTTTGCATGAATGTTGTTTACTGGGACCTGTGAATAGCTATATCCCCTATCGACATCTGCGAGAGTCGCCTCAACTATCAGGAACTTAATCCTGTGGTCCTTGGCTCTATCCATCTCGCGTAGAAATCGCTGATAGTTTTTCTGTGGACCAAGTGTGCCCCACAGGTCACCTAGCGTCTTGCGCTCAATCATCAGGATATCTTCCATACCTTCTACGGTATAGTCTCCAACATCAAGCTTTTGAACCTTCTGACCATAGCAATTCGCTGAGGCCCTAAAGTTCCAGCCCTTCCCCTTTTGTTCCCTCGTATCTCTGATAATCCTGAATTTCTTCGGCGGCACGAAGCCTTTTTTTACGGTCGCCATAGCTGAACCTCTCCTTGTGATTTCCAAGCCATCTTGCTTGGCATTCTAAAATCGTCGCCTTCCGTCTGGACTTTTTCCTTCTAAAATGAGGCATATCTCACGCTTCCCCTGCGCTCTGCGGCGCTTAGATGTAAGTCGTTTAGTTCCATGGCGCTTCCTGACATGACCCGCCCATTCACCATTTAGGTATGAGTTCATCTTGTTGCCAACGTTAATACGCGACATATCAGCCCCCTATTAGAAAATCCATCTTGTTCATATCATCTCGACATTTGTCAGTAAAGTAACTCATCATGCCTGCTGTGTTACCAGCCTTCGCCCTATTTCTTGCCTCCAGCAATGATGACACCATACTAGTGATTGTTATTCGTTCTTCTCTGTTGGTCTTGAGTCTTTGTTCTCTAGTAAGGTTCATGTCCTTGTGATACCTGGCATAGCGACTCTCGGCATCATTTAGGTCCTTGTATAGATATTGTGGCGGTGGACGCTTGTCTTCATCATCACTATCCCTATAAGCCACAACTGCTTCGGCTATTTGCTCTTGAATACGCAAGATTTGAATTTCAGTCATAAGCATATTGTGCAGGATTTCTTCTTCCTGCAATGTGATGCTATCGACATTGTCCAAGAACTCAATGTATTTGTGCTGATAGTATGGCAGTTCGTCACCAATTAGAATCTTAACCAAAAATGGATATCTATGGTTTTTATCGAATTGACTCTTGTAGAACGCAATTCTATCATCCTTGGATAACGTAGCAAGCGAATACTCAGTAGGATTGGCAATTACTGCCTCCTTCTGTGTTTTCTTTGCTGGTCTACCAGCTTTTTTCGAAAGACCCAGGGCTTTGCGCCTACGAGCAACAGCCTCAGTCGTTCTACCAACCTCTTTAGCAATTTGCTCATCAGTGGTAGTCTGCCAGTCATCTCCTTCAACCTACCCCTTACCTACTCATTCTAGCAGAAGTATCAGACGTTTCTACCTGCTACTACACCACAAAAAAAAGACGCGGGCCAAAAATGACACGCGTCTTCATATTCTACAAGATTGTTTGGTTATCTACATTTTAAGTCACGCAGAACTCTGGCTATAGCCTCAATTTCCTCATCTGTTAGTTCTCGTGCCTTAGCCTTCTTCCATTGACTATTGCATATGGCAACGCGCTGCTTGGCGTCCTTGCCTTCTCCCTCCTTGGTCATAAACGACACGCAGCGACTAACAAAATCCTTGCGCTTCTCTTTGCCCTTTGGGCCTGGAAGTGGCATGAGGGAACCTTACTCTTTCTCTATCAACACAGTTTATTAAGCATGCTGAATCACAATTCAGAAATTCGGCAATCCTATCAAACTCATCTGTATCTCTATCTA